TCGGGCTTCCGCTGGGGTCAAGTTCAGTGCGCTCAGTCGCGACTGTTGCGACGATGAAGTAGACGTTGTCCATGTTCACCACTCCATGATGATGACGACGCCTGGCGCGCCAGCGCCGCCGACGCCGCCAACAAACCCGCCAGAGCTATTGCCTGCGCCACCGCCACCGCCACCGGCTCCATAGTTGCCGCCTGCGCCGCCAGCGCCTCCATTGGCAGCCGCGCCGGAACCACCGCCGCCGCCGCCACCACCCAACGGACCTCCGGTAGCACTAAAATTAACTATTCCACTTACGCTTGGAACGCCCGAACTACCGGCTGTAGCAATAGCGCCCCCAGCAGCTAGACTAAACCCGCCCTGGTTTACGTTAAAACCTGATGCCGCGCCGGCCGCTGCTGCGCCAGCATTGAACCCCCCTCCGGACCCTCCACCAGTGCAACTGTTGGAATTACTGCCACCACTATTGGCTACTCCAAGTGCACTGGTGCCTCCTCCAGCTGTGCCGGCTCCGGTAAATGTAGTACCGCCCGGCCCCCCTGTTGTACCTGTGCCTCCAGCATTCCCAAAAGTTTGGCCAACACCGCCACTGACGCCGCCACTATTAGCTACCAAGTTTCTCCCAGCACCAGCACCGCCACCGCCACCGCTGGTAGCTGTTGCCGACCCGCCGCCGCCGCCGCCTCCACCGCCACCATAAACCAATGAGCCAAAACTGCTAATGCCTCCTTGCCCCCCCGCACCGGAGGTTCCTCCAACACCACCCGCACCAACTGTGATCGCTACAGATGCTGCTAGTTGAGAAGCTATGAATACCTGTCGATCCCACGACGCGCCACCGCCACCGCCGCCCCCAGACCCGCCACCTACAGCAGCATAGGTGCCGCCGAACCCTCCACCCCCACCACCACCGACAACCAGCACTTGAACCACGGACGTGGTTGCCCCTTTGGTCCACGTCCCAATCGAGGTGAATGTGGTGATGGTGGGGCGCGCAGTCGCGACAGCGCGGATCATTCGCCAACCCCCGGCGTGATGTAGACGGTTGCCGTCCCGGACGCCGTCTTGGTCGCGATGAAGAGCGGATTTCCGTTGAACCCGAACGTCTCCACCGTGCCTGGAAGCAGCGCGATCGAAGTGTTCACGCCCGCAACCAACGAGAGGGCCTCAGCCGAAGACACAGCGGAGACCGCCAGGAACACCACGACGTTCCCCGCGTTCACAACCCGGTACTGGTAGCCGGGAAGCGCCGGCGTGAATGAGAGAAAAGACGCCGTAGTCTGGGCGTTGAAGACCGCCCCCGAGATCGGGGCGACAGGCGAGAAGGCTGGCATGCAGAGCACCTCCGAGAGGGCTTACCCAGGCAGGTAACCCCCCGGCGCTAGCCGGGGGGCACTGCGGATCAGGCGGCCTTGGTGACCACGGCCTGCACCAGCGCCTTGTCGTCGACGATCTGGTAGCCGTAGACCTGGAGACCGCGCAGGATGTTCCCGAAGGTCAGCTCGGAGCGCATGGTCTCCACCTTCGAGATCTGAGACGCGAAGGTCAGGCCGTGCGCATGGCCGGCGTAGACCACGTACTCGTTGGCGGCGAGCGACTGCGCACCATCCACGCCGCTGCTGGACAGCGAGCCCTTCGGCAGCAGGTTCGAGCTGTAGATCGTGAAGCGGTCGATCATGCCCAGGCGGCCGTTGCGCAGCACGCTCACCGAGTCACCGGTCAGGTAGGCCTGACGCAGATCGGAGAACTTCAGCTGCGCCGCCATCCACACCGGCAGCACGATCCAGCGCCCGGTCTCCGGGATGTTCTGCTCATCCAGCGCCTGCCCCATGCGCAGGAGCAGGTCCAGAACCTCCACCTGGCCCGAAGTCGGGCTGCGCGGCACAACCGCCAGCGGAGTGGTCGTCGCGCCGAGGTTGATGGACTGGGTGATCTGGCCGGCAGTGGTCCCACGGTTGCGAGTGGCAGGGCCGCCAAGGATCGTGGTCAGCACGTCGGTGTCGACCGAGATCTTCAGCTGCTCAGCGGCGTCGTCAGCCCAGATCGACATCGCGTTCAGATCGCTCTGGACGTCCATGACGTCGTCGAGGATCGTGTTGAAGTACCGGCCCTTGTTGATGAACAGCTCGAGGGAGCTGCCCTCGGGGCGTTCCAGCGTCAGCGTGCCGTCGGACGAGTAGGGGCGGATGGTGATGGTGGGCTTGGTGCGGATCTTGACGCGATCGCCCTGGTTCTTGATCTCGCCCTCGTAGTCGGTGTTCGAGATCGCAGCGAGCACAGTCGCGGCATAGAACTTCTCGACCAGCTTCCCAGACCAGATCTGCGGAATGAAGCCGTTCGACTGGAACGCGTTGGCAGCCGGAGAGCCAGCGCCAAGTCCCGAAGCCGGAAACAGACCGCTGCCAGAGGCAAGCGGGTACGCGCTACCCGAAATAGTGGCCATGAGACCCCCTCAGCCGAGGGAGTCTCTGCTGCCCCCAGCTATTAAGACCGGATGAGGCCCAGGCGCTGCGCTTCGAAGATCTGACGTTCGATCTGGTTCTTCTCGGCCTCGCGGCCGTTGAATTTTCCAGCACGAATATCGCTATAGAAGGCGCTGATCTGGGCGGCGGTGAAACCGGGCTTCTCAGCGGGGGCATTCTGAGCCGCCGCAGACTTAGCTCGACTGGGTGCCGCAAACTTCTCGAGCGGGATCTTCCCCTTCGGGGTCTGATCCGGCCCTGCGTTCGCGGGGGCCACAGCCGCCTCTTCAGCGAGGAAGCCATTGAAGAAGGCAAGGACTCGAGGGGCGTCGTGCCGCTCATACGCTGCCTTCAGCAGTTCGTGGCGTATAGCACCTGAATACGGGTCGGGCAAGCGCAACCAATTCAAGAACTCAGGGTCCATATTGACTTCGCGCCACGATGAAAGCTTCGTGTCGAGAGAAGAGAACAGCTTCTCCTGCGCCGACTGTACCACGTGCCCATGAACACCACTCACCTGGGCCTCCAGGCGGGCAATCTGCTGCCCGTACTGGGCGGCCATAGGCGCAAATGCTTCACGCGCCTTCTTCTCCACGACGGAGAGAAATTCGCTTCCGTATTCCTCTTCTTCTTCCGGCGTTAGAAGGCGTTCAGCCGCTACCTGCGGCTGCATGGGTGCATCCGATGCGCTCATGCGGGGCGCCGCCGACAGCATGGCCTCGAGCTGCCCAACACGCTCGGACAGCGCATTCACCTGCTGCTGGGAGCGGTCGTAGCGACCCTTCATGGAGTTGTAGCGGTGCTCCCAATTCACCTCGTTACCCTGCTGGGTAACCTGATCGTCCTGGGGAGAAGCTTCGCGCTGGGGCGCGTCCTGCAAGCTTGCGGCGCTCAGCTCGCGCGCGGTGGGCTGCTGTGTCGCATCGGGTGCAGCGTTCGGGGCGTTGCCCTCTTGCTTACCCCGCTCGCCATCGCTCGGCGCATCGCCGGCGGTATAGACGGCTTGGTGGAGTTGCTCTGCGAGTGCGGACGAGGCCCGCACGGCGGCGGGGATTTTCACGTTGGGGTCGTCGATAGGCGTGAGGTCGGGCATGTGGCTCCTTGTCGACAGGGCTCGGCCGTCCGGTATTGGCGGCGGTGCGCTGTCGTTACTTGCGGGTTTCCAGCTTGGAGGCGTTCGCGACGGCTCCAGCCAGAACAGAAGTCAGGTGGCGCGTGGCCTGTGCTCGGCCCTGGAATACGGGAAGCTGTTCCAGGGGCGCAGACACGACCGTGTCCTTGATGGTTTCGCTGTAGAGCGCGAGCGCCCCCAGAAATTCGTTCCAGAACTCGGGGGAGCTGCGTGCGAGCGCGGCGGCTCGCAGCGTGAGGGCGTCTTCTGGCTTGAGGGCCACTTAGATCCTCTTGGCCATGACCATGATCGACGGCGACGGCACGTTCAGCGCCGCCGGCGTCTTCTTGGCGTAGTTGTTCAGCGCACGGTTGAGTGGATCACCGGGGGTAATCGTCGCGCGCGCCATGCGGTGAGGAAGCAGCTCGCTCTGGAGCTGCTTACCCATGGAGGTAACGCCCTTGGCGGGCTGCTTCGCCTTGGCCATGTTCAAGCGCCCAGCATCGAGTTCCAGGTGCCGTTCACCACGCAGAAGAACCGCATGGCCTTGCCGCCGGCGGCGAGCGAGATGGCGGTGTTCGCGGACAGCGCGTTGATGCTCTCGCCGGTGGCCGGAAAGATGTTCATCGCGTTGGTTGCGGCGGCGTTGACCACGGTAACGTCGCGGCCGGCGACCGCTGCAGGCAGGAGCGCGCTGTCCGCCGCCGACGCTACCGTGGTGAAACGGTTGAAGTCAGCAGTGCAGAGCGTGGCAGTGGCCTGACCACCGCCGGCCCTGGCAGTCAGGGTATTGGCAGTCGAGTTCTGCAGATCACTCAGCGCGCGGCCAACATCAGCAGGATCGATGTAGATACGGCGGTCAGCGGGATTGGCGGTCATGGTCCTATACTCCTATTGGCGGGATATCAGCCCTTGCCGTTGCCGTTGCCGGCCATCGCCGTGCTGGCGGTCTGCTTGCCGAACATCTTGCCGCTGCCGCCCTTGGCGAACTTGCCGCCATCGCTGGCCTTGTCGCCGCTGGTCTGGCCGGGGGCATGCGGACCAGCGTGCTGCTGTCCGAACATGTGGCCGGAGCCACCCTTGGCGATCTTTCCGCCATTTCCGGACTTGCCGAGGGAGACGCCTGCCTGCGACGGGCCGGCGTGCTGCTGGCCAAACATCTTGGTGCTGCCGCCCTTGGCGAACACCTTGCTGGTAGTGGAACCCTTCTTGTCAGCCATCTTCGCTATCTCCCGCGATTTCTTACCACTCGATGATGATCACGATGCCGGCCCCGCCGACGCCGCCATTGCCCCCGGCCGTAGAACCGGCGCCACCGCCGCCGCCGCCGCCGCCATAAGCGCCGCCAACCCCACCAACACCGCCGGTTGTGCCTGCTGCTCCACCAGCGCCACCACTACCAAGAGGGCCGTTTGAAGCTAAGGCAAAAAGTGCTGTAAGTCCTGGAGAATTTCCGCCCCCACCAGCGCCTCCGGGCGCAACGCCGCCGGATGCGGCGGTATTACCTGCATAAGAAACGTTGTAACCGCTACTGCCGCCGTTTTGCGCAACAGTTGCGTTGAAGCCGCCTCCGCCTCCGCCGCCACCTGCTGAATTTGAGGAAAACCCGGCCACGCCTGGAACGCCTGTGGCACTACTTCCAGCGCCACCGCAAGATCCACCAGCAAAATTTACACTGCCACCTGGATTAGCGCTACCAGAGCCTGTTCCACCGTTATTGCCAAAAACAGCTGCGCCGCCACCAGTTGTAGTGCCTACCGCACCTTGAAAATTTCGGCCTGGAGGAGGACCAGCTCCGCCACCACTTGTGGCGCTAAGAGAACCTGGACCACCGCCACCGCCACCGCCACCTGCCACCAAAGTGCCAAAAGAAGAAACGCCGCCGCTGCCTCCTGTCGTAGATACAGAAGTGCCTCCAGCGCCGCCAGCACCCACAGTTACAGCGACAGTGCTTGTAAGAAGAGAGGCATCAAACAGGCGGTAGTCATATGATCCGCTGGCGCCACCACCGCCGCCGGAACCACTTCCTGGAGTATAGGTTCCACCAAAGCCGCCGCCGCCACCTGCGCCAACCACGAAAACCTGTACAATAGACGTAGTGCTGCGCTTCGTCCACGTCCCATGGGACGTGAATACAGTGACGTATTCGTGAGACGCGGCGGCCTGCGCAGTATCGATATCCTGCAGGATGCCAGACAGGTCACTCGGGTCGACGTATTTACGAACAGAACCAGACACGGGCGATGTCCCTTAGTAGTTCTTGCAGGAGAGGGTCTTGCCGCCGACCATCCCGCCGCGCTTGAAAGTCGGAATGGTGTTCACGGCCTTGCGGACAGCCTTAGGCTGGACCGGCACGGGGTTGGGGCGCGGGTGCAGCCCCTCGGTGTTGCCCATGTTCACGCCCTTGCCCTTGAGCATGCGCACCTGCGGCACGTTCTTGTTCGGGCGATCGGTGCGCGTGAAACGGCTTGAGTCTCTCATCATGGGCCTCCAGCGATGCGTGTGCGCGGACCCATGTCCTGCGTGACGTTGTCGCTAGGCTGCGACCCCTGGGCCTTGGCGGCCTGCTCACCCACTCCGGCGTGGCCGGGGACGCCCTGAGCCTGTGCCTGCATCTGGGCCTGCTTCTGCTGGGCCTCGATCTCGTCCGACGAGGGCACGATGTCGGCACCGGGAAGTCCGAGCGTGGACGACACCGAGCGCAGCACCGCCGCACGGCCCTTCGGTCCAATGATCTGCATATCGATCGGGTTGGCCGTCGCCGTCAGGAACTCCATCTGGCGGGCGCGCTGGGTTTCTTTCTGCACCGCCACCGTGACGCCCAGCACACGGATCTGCTCTTCGCCGTTGAGCATCCCCGACTCATCGGTGAGCATGAGCATGTCGTAGAGCGACAGGAGCAGGGGCTCGAGTACGTCGCGGTCGACGTTCGCGGCAACGGTCTGCAGGATCTTACTAGCGTTGCCCATGAGCATCGCAAGACCCGACGCAGTGCGCCCGGCGCCACCGGAGGAGTTACCCGATAGGTATTTCGGGATGCCCGACAGCTCGTCGGCCATGTCGCAAAACCGCTGGTAGACCCCGAGCAGCTCCTGCGCGTTCGACACGGGCTGGAAGAAGCTGATGGGCACCTGGGTGTTGTTGCCCATCGGATCGCTCTGCACGTGCCAGCGCTTCCACGGATACAGCTCCTCACCGTCCTCGTCTGGGCTCAGCCGGTCGTCATTCACCACAACCTGCGGGCCGCTCGAGATCGAGAGGTTGTTCACCAGCGACCGCAGCGTGGCGTTCCCGGCCTCCTGAATGTCGTTGAGGATGTCAGGCAGGCCGTTCCCCACGACCGTGCCCGGCACCTTCTCGAACGATGTGATGAAGTAGGGGTGGCGCCGGCGGGGTGACGGTGCGAGCTGCACCTTGATCACGTAGTTCCCCACCAGCCACGCCTCGACGAAATAGTCGCGCAGTGCGTCGGGGATATCGTCCTCGGTCAGGCCCTGCTCGAGCAGCATGCGTCCCTGGACGCTGCCGGTGAATTTCAGGCAGGTGATGAGCCCACTCTCGTTGATGTGCGGGTTCTCGCGGGACTCCTGCACAGCGCGCTCGCTGTCGGTCGAGTCCCAGTCCTGCATGAGCCCGCCACGGCCATACAGGTCGAGCACTTCGCGAATGGCCTGGTGGTCATAGCCAGGCAGATCGATGAGATCGTTGAGGTCTGCGCGCGTCAGGTAGGTGCGCTCGATGACCGAGCCATCCTCGATGTCGCTGACACCCGGCGTCCACCACAGGTCGAACGGGGAGACGCGCATCCAGAACAGCCGCGCCTTGTTCACGACAGTGGGGCGACCGTTCGACCATGTGACGGTCGGCACCACGCGCACCTCAGGCCCCTTGATGCAGGCGAAGGGGAACAGCGGCAGGTCCACCAGGAACTCAGCCAGCGCCTTGTAGAACCCGCCCTGCTTGAGGATTTCATCGATCTTAT